GTTAGCATCGAGTAGTGCAGCGAAAATAGTTGAGTTGTTAGGTATGGGTTAAACTGGTAACTTGACATTTGAGATCAAGTGATGGAAAGGTTCTATACGTCTGGAGGTGTTGGTGAGTAAGTATACGGACGGTAGGACGGTGGGCATCTTTCTTAGGATGCTGAAGACTGGTCAGACGCGACAGGTTGCCTGTAGTGCGGCTGGTATAAGTCCGACTACGTTTACCAATTGGTATAAGGATTCTGGTAAAGCGGAGTTCAAGCGTGAGGTGGACAAGGCTGAGGCTTTAAGTGAGGAGTCTTTGGTTAGGATTGTTCAGGAGCATGCTGAGAAGGATTGGCGTAGTGCTAAGTGGTTGCTTACCCGTAGATTCCCTCATTGGAGAGAGCAGGCATATACGACTCAAGAGGTGCGTAACCGCTTGGATGCCCTTAGGGTTCGTAGGTCTGAGTTAGAGGTAGAGTACGCGGAGCTGCGCCTCCAGACAGTTAAGAATGTGGGGGGTGGTGAAGACCTCCTCTCCCTACTCAATTCACCTATCCAGCTGGAGGACCATCGTAATGGCGAAGAAGAAGAAAGAGAAGAAAGGCGCAGTAATGGCAAAGGCAGCAAAGTCGCTTCTGGGTGACGTCCTGGGTATGGCTGGCCCTGGTGCCGCTAAGGATGGGCCAACACGGGTTGCGATAGAGCTGGACATGAGCCCGCCGAAGAAGAAGCGCAAGGGCTCACGCGGCCCCTCTGCTCGTGAGGCTGCGATGTTCGCTGACCCTACACCGGGTAGTGGCATCCCTCCTGCTGAGTTTATCAGGATGATGGCGGGCGGCTATAAGAAAAGAAGGCCTACTATTAAGAGGGCGGTCGAAAGCGGGGAGATGGAGCCTTTGGCTAGGTACGAGCATGGGCGCGGTGGTGGTCCAGAAGAGGGAAACATAGTTTTTGGCGAGCGGGACAGTAAGTACAACTTAGACCCTAAGCTCAGAAAACACATGGCAGAGAAGTACAGACAGCCAAGCCATGCTAAAAAGATGACACCTTACTCTGACAAAGATAGAGTTGAGTACCCCTACGGTGCCAAACACAGTGACAGGATAATAGCGTACTGGAAAGAGCGGGAGGACGAGGACGACGAGAAGCGCACCAAGTGGCACAAGAAGCACACTGACAAGGGCAAAGACACGAGCAAGGCTAAGGGTCGCGCACCTAAGGGGTAGACATGCCATACGAGATTGTGAAAGAAGACGATAAGTACGTGGTCTACAGGCTTCCCTATAAAGGGGAGACTCAAGGGCGTAGAAAAGCCGCGACTGCAGACACTAAGCGTAATGCACAACTCTATGTAGCATTTGCAGAAAAGAAGGATAAATAATGGGTAAGAAGACAGTGCAGGTATTTCCGAAGCATGTGGTTGAAGGGATGTTCGCTGAGTTTATTGCATCTCTTAAGAATAGCCTGGATTGCTGCTATTACCCGGAAATGCTGGCAGAGACAAAGCTCACCCCACTGCAAAGCATTAAGGCCACATACGGCATCTCAAAGAGCGATAGCGAAGAGGTGATCGAAAAGCTAGAGCCCTATACAGATGCATCCCTCTGCTCTAAGCACCGCTATATGCGCGACATCATTGAGGAATTCATTGATAGGCTTGACGGGTGTGAGGATATCGCACAGGCAAAGCGAACTACCCATCGAGGTATTCGTGGGTTCGCTAAAGAAATCACAGTGTTCCTCATCAATGCCCACCGGGTTATGCATGAGGATACACCAGAAGAGCAACGTGTAGAGATTGTGACGGGGTATACTGGAAAGTGTCTAGAGTTAGCCAGAAGGCTGCCAGGGAAATCAAAAGGTGCCGGAATGATTTTGGATATTTCTGCAAAAAGTATCTAAGGATTACAGACAAGTCCGGTAAGTTGGTTCCCTTAAAGCTTAATAACGCCCAGGCTGAATACATGAAGGCCCTTGGGGAGAACCCATGGGTGTATGTGCTTAAGTCCAGGAAGCTGGGTATTACCACCATTATTGCGGCTGTTAACTTCTGGTCTACCCTGTTCACGCCAAACTTCTGCACACTTGTTCTTGCCCACACGGATGCGGCAGCCAAGGCGATATTCAAGATATACACCCGCTTTTATGCCCATTTGCCCCCATTCCTTAAGTTTCCGTACAAGATTATGAACAAGCATGAGCTTGAATTGGAGCATGGTGGGTACATTGTAGCGGGCACAAGCGGCAGTGAATCGGCCCGTGGTGCCACATTCCATGCGCTTCACTTCTCTGAGTTTGCACAATACGAGAACATCGACTCTATCATTGCTTCCGCTCTTAGTACTGCAGGGAAAAACCCGCGTGTTGCGCTAGAGACCACCGCCAATGGCCTCAACCCTGCGTTTGAGATATGGAATGGGCAGAATGGGTACAAGAAGATATTCATCTCTTGGTTAGATGCAGAGGATTCTAGAGAGAAGAAGAAGCCTGAATGGATGCCGAAGGAGATCAAGAACTTACAGTTACAGTATGGTCTTTCGAGCGATCAGGCCTACTGGGCCGCAGACACGTACCTTACTCGCTGTGCGGCGAACTGGAATACGTTCTTGCAGGAGTACCCTCCCGAGGCGCATTTAGCATTTATCAGCTCAGGAAGAAAGTTCTTCAATACCGCGTACCCGCATGCAAGGCCAAAAGAAGGGTATACCCAGTATGTAGAGCCCCAAAAGTACCGGGCATACACGATAGGCGTGGACACTGCATCGGGCTCAGAACATGGCGACTACTCGTCGTTTGTGACGCTAGACGTTACCAACAAGAAGAGTCCACGCATCGTCTCAACCTACTATGAGCGCATTGCTCCATCTGAGTTCACGAGGCGCGTACTCAAAGAGGCGAAGCTCTACAGCGCCCTCGTCTGTGTTGAGTCCAATTCGTATGGGCTCTCTGTGATAGAGGGGCTCCTGCACCATGAGTATGGTCTTCTGTATAGGAGGACGAAGTATGACCGTGCTACAAAGCGTTGGAGCGAGAACATAGGGTTTTCTACCAATGTGGCCACGAGAAGCATCCTGATGGCAAAACTACAGGAAAACATAAGCCGTAACAGGCTGGACGTAATAGACGAGACACTCAAGTATGAGATGAACTCGTTTGTGTTTAGCTCTCGTGGAAAGCCCATGGCTCAGAACGGGAAGCATGACGACATGATAATGGCCACCGCTCTCGCCCTTGTGGCGATAGAGCAGATTGAGCCAGACCAGGAACTTAAGAAGAAGCGTACCCCGTCCAGCATACTGGAGACGCTGCAGTTCGAGCTTCAGACGGGCAAGCTTTTCAATAAAAATAGGGATACTTTCCCTGAAGAGCCGAGTCCTCTAGATAAAAATAGAGGGTCGGCACCAATGGGCGATGTAGCCCAATAACCCGCCATCTCGGCGTAAAGGAGTAGCAAGTGAGCCAATTTCTTAATAGTGAACAGATAGATGCGATAGGTAAGGCCCTGGAAACTGGAGATGTACCATCCCAAGAGCCTACACCGGAACAGAGCGCCGACGCATCAGAGGAAGAGGCCAAGACAGAGGAGACGGAAACCCCGGAACCTCAAGAAGAACCGTCCGAAGAAGCCGCAATGGACGAAAAAGAGGCTAGCTCAGAGGAAGACTCAAATCCTGAGAGTACGGAAGAGGCACAGTCGGAAAGCACGGAGGGGTCTGGCAAGCACCGGGTTCCCTATACGCGCTTTCAGGAGGTGGTTCATGCCCGAAACAAGTATCAGTCTGAGGTCGATGACCTGCGAAAACAGCAGGAGACGTTACAGGCAGAGCTTAATAGGTTGCAGTCGGAACCGGCCAAGAAGCAAAGCTCAAAGGCACAGGACTACGATGACTACGACATGGACGACATGGAGAGCGAGCTTGATGACGATCTTGAAACGCCAAGCGAAGAGGGGTGGAAGAGTCAATATGACTCACTATCTGGTCGGGTTGAGGCGTTTGAGTTTGAACAGGCCAAGCAGTCGATTGAATCGACCCTCAGTGAAGCGGAGCAGAAATACCCTACAGTT